CATCAGGTGCACAAGCTGTAATGGAGTGGGTAAGACTACACTATGAATCAGTAACTGGTAGAGCTGGGTATTCTGATTTCTATAAGAAAGATGTAACATTTAATGTTTTAGGTCCTGTAGGTGATAAGGTTGAGGAGTGGACTCTAAAAGGTGCATTTATTACAGGTGCAACATTTGGAGACTTGGATTGGTCAACAGATGACCCGTTAAATATCGAGCTTACATTAGCATATGATTATGCAATCTTACAATTCTAAATTCTGTCATTAAATATATTTTGAAAAAAGGTCCCATTTTTTGGGACTTTTTTTTGTTTTACTTTTATATTTATATATACTAAAAGTTATAAACGTTAAGGAGAATGTTATGTCTAAAGAACAAATGAACAATGATGCAATTAAGGAACAATTAATTTCACAGCATCAAAAAACACAAACTAACACTGAATACCCTACAGAGGTTGTAGAATTGCCCAGTAAAGGATTAGCATATTCACTAGACAATCCACTATCATCTGGTAAAGTCGAAATGAAATATATGACGGCTAAGGAAGAAGATATTTTAACTTCAGACAATTTACTTAAAAAGGGAATTGCAATTGATAGATTATTACAGTCACTAATTGTAGGAAACGGTGATGGAAAAAAAATCAACTATAACGATTTACTAGTAGGTGATAAAAATGCTGTAATGATGGCAGCTCGTGTTTTAGGGTATGGTGGTAAGTATGAAACTAAAGTTAACTGTCCTAAATGCGGTGAAGAAAATATCATTGAAGTTGACATAACATCATTTAGAGATAGGGAAATAGATTTTTCAAAATTTAACAATGAAAATAGATTTGACTTTTCACTGCCTATATCAAAAAAGGTTATAACTTTTAGACTAACAACTCACGGTGATGAAATGCAAGCTGCTAGTGCTGCAAAGGCTAGAAAGGGTAAAAATAGATATGGTGAAAGAACACAGTCACAAGTAACTGCAAGATTGAAGCAACAAATAATTTCAGTTGATAATGACGATAGTTCTGATTTAATAAATGCAACAGTTGATACTATGTTATCAAGGGATTCATTAGCATTAAGAAACTATATTAGAGAGATAACACCAGATTTAGAAACTGATGTATATTTTGAGTGTGAACATTGCGGTTATGCTGAAGATATACCATTTCCAATTACTCAAGACTTTTTTTGGCCTAGGGTCTAAAGATAGGCCCGGTATTTTTCGTCAGGTCTTTGATTTGACGTTCCACGGACAAGGAGGCTTTTCATGGAGTGAAGTCTATAATATGCCTGTGTGGATGCGTAAGTACTGCATTCAACAAGCTAATGAACATTATAGTGAACAAC